GCCTTGAATGTTTATTTGGTTTGTAGGGTTTACGCGAGAGGTACCATCACTGTTCCAAGAGGTGTTGTTATATGTGCCGCCACTAAAGACACTTCCTGCGGAAAACCAAAACTGAAACTCTAACCCCGTGCTGTTATCATCATCAATAGATGTGGAGGTATTGCCAATATAGGTAATAGTTTTATATTCCCAAGTATTTGCGGTATTGATAGTCACAAACCCACTCAAATACGGTGGTCCTGCATTTACTTCAGAAGTCACGGATAAATTACCCGTCATGTTTGACTTAACCCAAAAAGAAAGGGTGCTTGATTTTGCGTTCGATGAACCGTAGGCAAGTTGCTGTAAGTCTTGACCTTCAATATTGTACTGAAAAATAGAGTAATCCCCAGCGTCCAAGCTAGAATCTGCCGTGTTTGTTTCAATCTTTATTGATTTGTTAAACCCAGAACCTGTTGGCGCATCGGATTCTTGCGTGACAGTAAAGTCTTGAGAACCAATTCTATACACCCTCATCCTATCTAACGTGTAACCATCTGTATGACTACTAAAGCTCGTACCTCTTTGAGCAACCTCCATCGCACCGTTGATGATGAGATTCCTGACACCGTGTATAGCATTTGCAGAAAACTGATCTGTTGTCAGAGTGTTGTCTGCTACTGAAGTCGCTGTTATTTTACTAATCGGCATCTGGATTACTCCGGTAAATTAGCTTCTGCTTCAGCGTTGCGAACGGCTGCTGTCTTAACCCACCCGCGTGTAAATGCGTCAGCTACAATAAGCTCACGAGTAGCGGGGATTTGTACGCCCTCATCCAGCGCACGGTTAGTGTAGATAGAGACAATCTCATCATTGGCAATCCGGCATCTTTCAGTCACTGCGTTCTCAGCCCACTCTTGCGGAGACAATGCAGCGTATTCTAGACCCTTATACTGGGTGTCCGTCAGTTCGATTTGTATTGTTTGTGTCATTGTTTTTACTCCGTTGAGTTAACCTAATAGATAACCTGACCACCAAGTATAGCCACTGCCGCTATAAATATTTATACTAGATGCCCAAGCATAAACTCCAACTACATCATTAGCGGATATATCAAGAACTAAAGACCCACCCGTAGATTGTCCTGTATCTTCGCTATTAGTTTTATAGTGCTGAACGATTGACCCGACGCCGCCATTTACAGAAAATCCAGCATACAGGTATCCTGCACCAGTATCCTGAGACAGACAATTAAAAGTAAAAAGATATCTACCTGAAACAGGGGCGGTGAATAGTCCAGTGCTTGTGTTGTAGTGATTTCCAATGTTATGGTTTGTACTGGAAAAAAGTAAAATACCATTAGTCGTGGCTTTTGATGGCAACCCCCGCGCGTGAAACGATGGCTGATACGGCATCGTGGAACGGCCTGATGTGTCAATAGTCATGCGTGTTGTGCCACCATTTGTTCTCAATAAAAGTCCACCACCAGTACCTGCTGAATCGGCATCAATGTAAACATTCCCAGTGCCGCCCTCTTGAATGATTTGACCGATTTGTGTGCCGCTTTGTCTTAGCTGTATCCCACCATAGTTTGATGTGTGATCAAGAGTAAGTTTGTGTGTTGAACTTGGCGAGCTAGTCCCACTGCCCACGTTACTAAACGTACCAGTCGTTCCTGACACCGCCCCACTAAACGTACCAGTCGTTGCGGCAAGTGCGGCATTAGGGTCATGCTCTAGGCGGCGCGTTACTTCTGCAATACCGCGATAAATAACGTAGATGTTTCCTGTGCCAGACTGCGGTGCTGCGTCAAAGGTCAGGGTTGTGCCTGTCGCTGTGTACGACTTGCCAACACCCGGCTCCTGCTGCACGTTCTCGACAAATACCTCCAGTTCCTCGCCAGTGTTAACGGCGCGGTTTAGCGTAAACACGGTCTGCGAACCAGTGCCGTTGAAGCTCTGACTCGTTACCTTGGTTAACGCCTGCTGAACTGGATTGCCGATGTATGCCATTTAAGCTACCTCTTGAGCCTCTAGATGCGCTGCATAGGCATCCTTGATGTCCTGTGTATGCACAGCCGCACAGATAGTTTGCACCTCTGCGCTTTCGCCTGTGATGTCTGCGTCAGGTGCTACAACGTGCCGTGAAAAGCTACGGCTTATCTCAACGCCATCACGCTTGATTACGGTTGCGGTGCGTACTTGAACGTGCTTGTAGTCACCTACGATTTCAATTTTGTCTTGTACTGTTTCTTCTGTTAATGCCATCGTTTATCTCCTGTGATGGTTGGACTGTCCGACCCAAAGCTATGCAGTGGGTTAAACTCTATAAACAGCTTGAATTGCGTATCCATATTGCTGCCCATTATTTGCTGCTGAACTATTAGATGCGTTCCAAAAGCCTGTTGTAGACTGGGAACCAATAGTTAAATTTCCAAAAAGAGCAACACCAGTTGAATACCATTCTCTAAATGCGAGAGGGGTGTAGTTGAGTGAAGAAACTGCGAACGGCAGCCCCGATATTGAACCAAAAACCGTACCAGATTGTGTGAAGTGAATTGTAGCTTGAATTGAAACTACGTTGCCAACTTTTGTATAAAGGCCAGTTGCGCTATGTGTCGTTGACGCAGTGCTAACAGATGGCGTCCAAGTCCCTTCCTCATAATCGTCCAGCGCATTAGCCGCAGCGGTGTCGCCGTTAAACTTCAATCCATCAGAATCAATTCTGACTTTTTCTGTGCCGCTTGGTCTAAATGCAAAACCACCGTCATAATTGTCGTGATACATAATGCCATCAGAGAATGGGAATATATGAACACCGTCAGAACTTGCTGTGTAATTACCACTTGAGTCTTTAAATTGTAATTGACCTATTCTAGCAAGGCCGTTGGTTGTAACTGCTTCAACTTCTAAATCAACAGCCGGACTTGCAGTCCCAATGCCAACGCGGCCACTCGCACCATCAACGTATAAAGGAGATTTATCAATGTCGCTCAAAGCCATTAGGTGATCTCCAGAACAGACACAGTAACGTCAGCGGCTGATGCCTGTGAGGCTGTTACAGTGATCGAGTCGCTTGCATTCAGAACAATCTTTTGATCTCCACCTACAGCAACAAGAGCGCCGCCAACTGGGACTGGTGCGTCCTTAACAATGTAGACGTTATCGCCGTCATTGTTCACGAACTGTATGTCCACAGTAATCCCTGTAGACAGGATGTTTGCCACGTTCATGCCGATAACTGTTGTTTCTGTGCTAGAAGGGCAAGTGTAAATAGTGGCTGCGCTTGTGCCAACCGCTGTATCAGTTACTGTTTTAAATGCGTTTGCCATTTTCTCATCCTAGCGCTATCGCAAATGCCAGCGAGTTATCCGTGAAATTTACAGGACTGCCAGTTGCATCGTTAAATATTAGTTTTTCCGCTGGTAAGGTACAAAAGATTGTTCTGGTCCCTGCCGTCCAATTGATCTTTTCATCTCCAATCGTAAGCGCTGTGTCATCTGCCAAGGTTACAGCCGTATCCAGATCAATGTTAGTCTGGCTGTTGACCGTGGCAATCGTAACGACACCAGTAATACCCGCACCGCGTACACGCTGCCCTACAGTTAAGGTGCCGCCTGTTACAGCATCTACCACAACTGTAGTTGAAGCACTAACAGCGCCGTTTACATCTGCTGTGATCTTCGTGCTACTGCTTTCCAGAACCGTGTCTCGTGACAGAGTAGTACCAGAAAGCGTGTAGGTGCCAATGCCAACCTCAAAGTCCGTGCCATCCGTGCAAGAATAATAGGTGACGTTACTATCACCTATCTCTGCAAACGAATCGAAACCAGTCACGGCACCAGCAAGAGTTAACGTGCCAGTGCCTGTGGTGGTTGTCGTTTCTTTAACCCGGTCTTTGATTACAAAGGCCATATTACTTCAACTCGATGCTTAGATTACCTGCGTTGATGCGGAAGATATCTCCCGAAGCCAGTGTCTTATTAACATCTAACTCACCAACAAACAAAACGTCACTTCCGTCAAAAGTTAAAATGTCATTGTCCGCAAGAGTCACTGCTGTGTCCAAATCAATATCTGTCTGTGACGTTACTGTAGCTACACGCACAACACCTGTTGTGCTACCTGTTATACCTGTCCCGGTGACAACGTCACCAACAGAAATTGTCCCTACATTTGTGTCTAAAAGCACATTGACGTTAGATGCTGTGTTTCCATTTACCGCCGCCGTGGCAATGTTTCCATCTGCCACAAAAGCGTGAGTCACAATGTATTGCAAAGCTGTTCCTGAAGCGGCAGGGTATTCAATGTTATTATCATTGATTACACGTTGCGCGTCGGAAATAACAGTGTCGCCTGCGGTGTGCGCGTAATCAGTTGTTGATGACGCACCTCGTGAACAGCCTGTTAGTATGCTCGTACCGTCAAAATTAAGTGAAGTGTCGTCAGCTAAAGTTACTGCTGTGTCTAAAACAATCGCGCTTTGAGATGTTACAGTGGCTACGCGAACTGTCCCAGAGATTCCAACACCTGTCACAACCATGCCAACAGAAATTGTTCCGCTGTTCCCATCAACCGCTACGCTCGTGGAAGAGCTAACTGCGCCGTTTACATCCGCTACTGCTGTAACGCCCTTGGCTGCGTAGGAAATAATTTCATCGTCAATAACAACTTCACCCGACGCAGGGAACGCCTCTGCGTCTGTCAAAATTAATTCAGTATCACCTTGCGCCGCATTAACAGCTAGTGTTGTTGTCGATTGTTTCCAGTCGGCGGCGATCACTTGCTGACGAGTGTAATTACCATCCTCAGTTCCTACTGAAACCTCTGTGACGGTTCCGTTCTCGGCGCTATCTACTGCGGTAGCCAAGCCGACATAAATGCTATTTCCGGGTGTGACGAAAGAAAGAGAATCGTTTTTAAACAGATAGTCTAGAATCCGTCTTTCCAGATATGTGGTTGCTGCATTTGATGTTGCCATCGTTTTTACTCCTGTTTAAGTGCGTGGCCTATCAGGTAGACCTCTCCTGTAGGCATCACTATTCTCTCTAGCTTCAGCCAAATCTTTTAATCTTTGAATTTCTTGAGCGAACCTCTGCTCGTATAAAGCCATCATATCCTGCTCACCCTTCATGTAAGTATACGCTTCAACAAGCGAGCCGTAAAGAAGAGCATTTGGAGCATTCTTACTAAGCCAAGTTGTGCCCGCCGGTAGCCCGGCAGTGATGCTGTCTGGACGGTAGTAGTAGTGAAGCTCAACGTCATACGCTAGGTTCGGAGTCGGCCCTAAGATAAAGTTTTCGACATCAAAAACACTGTAATACTTAGGAGTGTCATTAACACCATAGTCTCCAGCATACTGTTGCACGAAGTTAACGTCCTTAATCATAAGGAATTCTTTGTAGTTTGGCGTTACGATCTGAAGCGAAAACGGGGCGAGGTAGTCTAAAGGAACATTTAGGTATGGATCGCCTATATTAAGTTGTGACTGCGCGTTTTTGCGGAATAACTCAAGATCAACAAGCGTAAAGATGCGGTCTTCTGCCCCGCGAATAAAAATAGGCAGGTTTGCTACGAATGATGTTTCGGTGTTTTCAGTAAAATCCTGAATAGCTGTTTGTAGTTCTGTGTATGTAAAGCTCATTTATACCACCAATGTTACCGGGCCTGCCGTAGCTATCCCGCCGCCACCGCGTTGACCACCCTTTGTAGCAGTTCCAGAGGCTGCGGTAAATGTATATGTGTCTGTTGTAACGACTGTTATAACGTACCCTGCGACCTGCTCCAGCACAGTTTTCGTGAAACCATCAAAAGCAGCCGCGCTGCGAAAACGAACAGTGTCTCCATTTGTTCTGCCATGAGATGGTTCGTTTACTGTAATCACGTTAGACCCCTGCGCGCCACTGGCAAAACCATTGAGCGGTAGCATAATAGCTACACTAGATTCGGTACGCTGATCCGGGCGAGGCTCATGTAGTGCTTGCGGATCAGGGCCAACTTTGTTTGGCTCTAGCTGCGGGTGCTTTGCTTCATACTCATCCGGCCCAACCTTCAAACCATTCCACTCTTTTACCATCTCATTCAAACGGTAACGAAAGCCGGAACGATCCGAGTAGCCCCAAGACTGTTTTCCAGATGCGTACCTCGCCATCTATTACACCCGAAGATAAGAAATGCTTGGCTGAAGCTTCAGCGGCACTCTGTCTTCGTCCTCGTCTGCTGCGCGTTGAAATTCTTCTTCGTACACTGCTTTTAAAAGCTGAACCCGCTCCGGGGCTTTTTTCATAGCAATGTAATAAGCCAAGCCCGCAACCATACAAGGATAAAAGCGGAATGGAGCGTCAGTGGTGTTCACAAGTGTGTCCGCGTCATCCATCCGCTGCACATAATAATATACAAGTGTGTCAGTGGAACTGTCCGGTGTCGGCCACAAGGTCACTTCCGGGGTTATCTGTCGATTGTAGAAATACTGGCTGGGACGACCTTCAGTGGTTTTGCTTGGAAGTGTTAGATAATCGCCACGAGACATACGATCTAGCTCGTAGTCCGTGCCGCTTCGACGAACCACTACCTCCAGAAGATCAGTATAATCAGCCGTGAACTGGTAAGTAGCTGTACCTGATGTCAGTGCTTGCGTTCCCTGCTTCACTGTCCACAAGTTCAGGCCACGATTTGCCCAGTCGGCGAACATCAGGTTTAACGAACGCCTAGCTGTCTTAAAGTCGTAGCCTGTACGAGCTTCAAGACCACAGCGTTCATATGCCTCCTCGATTATCTCGGCGACATTTAACTCAAAGTTCCTAGAGCCTGAAACTGCCATTTACTTTTTCCTTTTAAGCGGCTTGACCCGCCGTGGTTTACCTGCTGGCTGACCTAGCCGTTTCTTCTGCGATAT